AAAAAAGGAAGTGTGGAATCGCTTCATTCGCCGGATTGTAGTTTCAGAAAACGGCGACATCTTTTTTGAACTTGTTTGGCTATAAAGAACCTTAACACCTGTTAGCGTATAATATAGCTAAACAGGGGATGCATTATGCATCCCCTAAAATATAGTTTACTGCTTTTTCAGCTTTGCCAGCGGCAGAGACTATCATAGTTGGATCATTTTTTAGAACTCGCATCCAACCTTGAAGATATGCAGCGCTATTTCGGAAAGAAGCTCTTGTTTCTATCCCAACATGGGCGACAAGGTTTGCCGCGCCGAGCTCCGCAACAAGCTCTTCTTTGCTGTAGTCATCACTTCCAAAAGCCGCTGCGCCAGAACCGCAAGCAAAGCGATCAAGCCTTGTTTTATGCCCGGTAGAATGTGCCATCTCGTGAAAGGCTGTCGAGTAATACAAGGCCTCATTAGGGAATTGTTCAATCTTCGGAATGACGATTGCATCACGTGACGGGCTGTAAAACGCTTCGTCAGACAGATTATCGCGGATCAGCTTTACGCCCTCGCGCTCAACATAAGCGGTAATGATGTCCTCGGCCTCCGATACCGGGTTTGCGTGCTTTTGGAGTTCGGGAGGATATTTGATTTTGATATTCTCGCAATCTTCGACATTGAACACTGTGTAGTATCTAAGCATCGGTACGATCTTTTCTGCCGGCTCTCCGTTCTCGTCCGTCAAGCTCGTTGTCACCTGTTTCCAGAAAACGACCGGGCGGCCTTTAGAACCTTTCTTCAAATGGCCCTTTTCAGCTTTGATCTGATTCATCGTCACCCACTCGCCCGCGCAGCCAAGAATTAACTGGTTAAGCAGGCTGTACGGCTTACCGGTGGTGTGGGAAACAGCGCCAACGCCCGTCCAAGGTTTGTCCCACGGGATGAGGCCCTTTTCCATTTCCTCAATCAGGCGGTCAGTTATCAAGGCGCAAATTTTCTTGTTCATACAATCGCCGCCTCCGCCGTCTGGTAGATGAATTCATACTCAGCATTGGAAATGCTGTCGTCATTCGCGGCAAAAGACACAATATATCGAAGCGTGTCAATGCTGTCAGCCGCTGCGATCAAATTGATGTACTCGCTTACGCACATAGTTTTTTCTCCTTTACATTTCAGCCTTGCCGTGTTAAGGTAGAAAAGGAAAGGGGCTTTGGCAAGGCTCTAAGCCCCATCCAGTGGCTTTCGGTGAGCGGCTTTAGCAGGGGCGCTCACCGATTTTTTAATGCTTCTGCATGATCCGCTTAACGCGCTCTCGCAGCTCTTCGAGCGAATCGCAAGTTTCGATCAGCTCAAGAATCGCTCTGAGCAACGCTTCCGTGACGTTCACGTCAGGCATGTCCTCACTTCCTTTCGTAAAAGGCTTTCGCCCTTGCCTTACAGTTGTAGTTATAAACTATTCAGTTTAGAGTGTCAACTGTTTAATTGAACTTTCTTGCAAAAATTTATAACATTTTCGACACGCTAAACGTAACCAGTGGTTGATTTTATAAAGCAAAGAGGAGGGCCTTTCAGCCCTCCTCTTTTAATGCCTTGATGATTATGTTTTCGATGTAGTTTGTCAGCGTCCGGTTCTCCGCATCGGCGGCTTTTTGCAACTTTTCTTTCATCTCAGGCGTAAGTCGGAGATTAACGCGCTCGGTCTTTGCCATTATTTTGCCTCCGAACTGTCGAAGCATCCCTCGGTGGATCCGGCGCAGCCATAGGCTTTCCAGTCAATCGGGAGGTCTTCGTTTGCGATGCTCGGGTCGAGGTCTTCGCGATCAACGCGGAAGACCCAAATGTGCCGCTGCTTGCGCTCGCGCTCTGTGAGGTAGTGCCACTGCTCGCGGGCGTCGTCGTTCGCCTCTTCCAGAGTGCGGAAAGCCTTTTCAAATACGTCCGGGTGCCCGCCCGCGCCGTAGATCGGTTCATCCTGAACAAGGTAAACGTGGTCAAGCTCTATCCACTCGTGCGCGTTCTCTTTTGTGAACTCGTTTTTCATGGTTGTTCTTCCTTTCTTCGGGCGATCATCTCTTGCCCTTATGGTTGACATTGTAAACCAATGTACATACAGCGTCAACAAAAATTTGAAGAACTGAAAGAAGCGCCAGAAATTTCCCGGCGCTTCCTGCTAATTGCAACAAAAGAGTGTCATTCGACAATACACTCGTAATACCGCACGAGCTTATCATCGTCCGCGTCCTTATCGCAAAGGAACGCTTCGGCAAGGTCGGCGTAGAACTCCGTGTTGTTGACGTTGAATTTCTTTGCCACCTTGAAGTAGTCCGAGTACAGCATGTTCATGGCGACATAGAACTCCATCGGATCACAGTCTATTTTCTTCTGCTCAAGAAGATTCTTGGTCTGCTCGTAGCTCCAATGCGCGCCCCTGCTGCCGTCCTCATTCTCAAGGCCACGCATCCACTCGTCCGCCATTTCGCGGGTCATGCGGTCGTACCCTCCGGCATAGCCGCGGTCGTACTCGCCGCCGTAGCTCTCGCCCATACGAGGCTCGTAGGAGAATCCAATTCGGCGGCGGTCGTCGTAGTAGTCCGTGTATTCGTCGCGGTAGTCATTACGCGGAGCATAGCGCCCGTTGTTGTAATGCTCGCGGCCTCGGCTGTCGCGGTATCTGTCCTGCGGCTCATAGTCACGGTTATTCTGTATCTGGTAGTCTCGGATGCGTCTGATTCTGTCCGCTCTCATGTCGCTGCTCCTGTCTCCGCGTTAATAGCGGTAAGATCATTGCTCGGCGAGCAGCACGGCTTCCCGATCATTCGGAACGTGCCGCCCGTGGCGTTGGTGACTACAATCGTGCTGTACTTCGTCCGCGTCCGCACACCACATGCAGTTACGGGAGCGCAGCAACGATTCGTCAGCGGGAACTGCGCCGTTCCCGCGCCGATGGTAAACACGACAGGCGCGTTAATCGTCGCCGTCGTTGGGATGCTCTGCGCCAGAACAATACAGTATTTTTCACCGTTGGAATAGTTGCCGTCCGGAAGATTGACAACCAGATTCCCGCCGGTAAACGTGATCGACTGGCTAAGGATCAGCCTTTTGCAAAGCTGACATACAGGTTTGCAAGCCATTTTTAACTCCTTTCAGGGGCGGGATGTCCCGCCCCGATCACATTTTCAGCACCCGCAACAGGTGTTCTGGTTGCAGCAGTAAGGGTTCTGCACCTGATACGCGGGAACGGGGGACGGGCGCAGCGCGTTAATGAGCGTCGCGTTCTGGGCGCTCTGGGACGCGGCCAGACGCAGCGCCTGATTATCCGCTTCAAGGCTCTGAATCTTGCTCTGCGTGAGGAAATCGAGGATAGCGCGGGTTCCGGCGTTCTGGTTGTCCGTGATGTCGCGAGCAACATTCTGGATGGTGTTCCGGGTATCGCACGCCTGCGTCGCCATGTCATAGCGCACCTGCGCGATAGCCTGCCGGTTCTCGCAGCAGCAGTTCTGATTCTGCATCTGCATGGCGTTGAGCTGCTGCATAAGCGCCGCCTGCTGATTGCATCGGGCAAGCTCCGCCGCAGAGAATCCGCTCGTCACGGCCTGCGTCACACCGGCAAAGCCGTTAAGCATTCCGGTGTTCATCGCGTAGAAGCCGTCACAAACGCCGTTGTTCACCGCGTCGATCTTGCGCTCAACGTTCGCAAAGTCGGAGGCAAGGACATAGCCATCGGCTACACCGCCGGAATTGCCGCCGAAGCCATAGCCGCCATTACCCCAGCCGAAAATCAGCGCAAAGATGATGATAGCCCACCAACCGTCGCCGCCGAAAAGACCGCCTCGGTTGTTGTCGCCCTGTCCGGCAAGGAAGCCGTTCATAAAATCGTCTGCCATAGAAAAAACTCCTATCAGTTTATTTACATCCGGGCGCGCGCCTCCCGGCTGCATTCGAGAAGCGGCTTTTAATCAAGATGCCGGAACTGATAGGAGAATGTTTATTTAAGCCCAAGACCTTTGGCGATTTCATCCACGGTCGTTCCGCGTTCTTTCGCCATGTTCTCCGCCATCTGCCGGAGCTGGTCGGGCGTCTTGCCCTGAACCATCTTTAATGCCTGTTGCGCCCGCGGATCGCGTCCCGCCATCTGCTGCATTAGCGTCATCGGATTTCCGCCGGTACGGGCGAGGTTAATCAAGTTGAAAATCGGATTATTCATCATCGTCTTCTACCCTCCGGCGCTTTTTCGCGGTCAGCTCCGCCCGTAACGCGTCAAGGTCGGCTTTTGTGGCGTACTCTACCGCTGGGGCTTGTTCCGGGGTGAACAGTTTGAAATCAAAGAAATCCGATGCGCCAGTCTGCTGGTTGAAGCGTTTCAGGTAGATCATTCCGTGCCCGATGTCCGGCATGACGACACCGAGCGAAAAGTAGTCCGTGCTTGTGGCAATAGCCTCTTCGCGGCTCGTGACCGGCTTGCAGACGTATCCGGGAGCAATCTGCTGCATGGGCTGCGGTCTCTGATATCCGCCGTAAAACTGCTGTGGCTGTTGGTAGTAGTTTTCCATTGCTTCACGTCCTTTCTGCCCCCATTGTCGCATAAAAAAAGAGGGCTAACCCATCGGTTAGCCCTCAATAATCCGGCAAAAACCCATCATTCGATTGCAGCGGCGATCTTGTCCTTGATCGCCCGTATACGGCGCTCGACCTTTTCCGTGCCGTACAGTTCCGTATCCGTCTGCATGGCGAAGGAGATTTGCAAAACGCTCATGCCCTTTGCCCGCAGACGGAAGATTTTTAATTCCTCATCGGTAAAGCCGCAGTCCCGCTCAAACTGTTCGCGCAGCTCGCGCGGGAATTGCAGCTTATTTTTTGTCCCCGGCGTTGTTAAACTCCGTAGGAGGCTCTCTGTCGTCATTGGCTACACTCTCCATGTATGCGTTAAAAAGTGTCTCTGCGAGGCTTTCAGACGCCTCGACGCCATTGATGCGGCAGAATGTTTTTACGGATTCTTTCATGATTCCGCAGTGTCGGTTTACAAAGTTTTTGTTGCCGTCAGGCGGCTTTGAACTTATCGTTCATTTCCTTAACGGCGGCTTCGAGAAGCACCTTAAGCTCGTCCTCCGTGGTTTTGATGCCCTTCTGTTCGAGCATGGAGGCAGCGATAGCCATGGCGCGGGACAGTTTCTCGTCGCCGTGGATATCCTTATAAACCTGTTCAATGTACGCAACGGTAGTTGCCGCTACCTTGCGCTTGGTATCGGTGTTGACGTACTTTTCGTACAGCTTCGCGGCGTAAGACGCGGCAATGCCGCAGATGGCGAGGATGATGTACTTGATGATTTCCATGCCGTAGGTAGTGATGATTTCGTTCATTGCAAATTCTCCTTACTTCAAAAAATCGTTTTTCTTGAGATGCCCGGCGTAGACGCTGTTAAGATGCTGGATGGTGTTTGCGGCACGGTTGTTCTCATACAGCGGGTGACCGGAGCAATAGTCCTCATATCGGTCAACGTCCCGGAGAACGTCCGCCCAATGCTCGGCGGTGTGTAATACGCCCTGTCGCACCTCATCGCCGAAGCGGAGGATGCGGCTTCGCGCCTCGTCAGCACGGCACGCGGCGTCGTCCTCGATGTGCTTTACGAGCTTGCCGTCGAGAGCGTCCAGCCGCTTCACGATCTCGCTTTTGTTCTTACGGTTGGCGAGGATCAGCGAGAAGATGCCCGCAACGGCAGCCCCTCCGCACGTGGTGATGATTGTTTTTATAATTTCCATTTATTTCTCCTACTTTACTCCGAGGATACGGTTCACTTCGCCCTGCACGAGATCGTAAAACCACGCGCCGAGCTTCTGCTTTCGCTCCTCGCCGTTGCCCCACTTCCCGTCAAGCACCTCCTGCGCCATCGCCGAGACGCTTACGCATTCCCCGTCCTTTTCGCCGGGGCGGGGCTCTGCTCCGCCCGCCGCGCCATCGTCAAAATACGAAAGCGGCACATACAAAATATCCAGATCCAGTGGGCTGCCCCGGTACTGCTGCATGACGCACTGTCCGGAAAGGTCGGGATAATGCACGCCGTCGTTCGCGCCCCACGCGGCGATCCAGCGGTCGTACCCTGTTTCGCCGATGTGCGTATCAAACCAGCTCAGGCTGGCGTACACGCCGGTTTTGTTCCCGGCCTCTTCCATGGCCGCGCAGAACGCCATGCACATCGCGGTGATCGTCTCGTTAGACGGGAAGCCGTTATATGCCTTGTACCCGTCCGCGTCCTCCATATCGAACCACACGCCGAGCCGGGGCTTCCGGCCATTGAGGAAGCGCAGACACCGCTCCGCCTCCATTTTGGCTGTCTGCACATTCAGCGCATAGCTGTACCAGTAGATGCCCCACGGGATACCGAGCGCGTCGCATTTGGCAATGTTGCGCTCCGCCCATTTGTCGGCATTTCGGATGCCGTAGCCGCCGCGGATGATGACGAAGCCATCCTTGTACGGCGTAAAATCTAAATCGCCCTGATGCTCGGAAACGTCAATGCCGTTCATTTCCATGTTCCTCCTGCTTTGAATTTTGCCAGCGCATTTTTCCAAGTACCGCCCTTGCGGTACAGCGTCGCCTGCTTCCACGTCCCGCCGACCTTGAAATAAAGCGTCAAGCCGAGCAGCGCAGGGGCGGTAAAGGTCGCGGTTTGAACGGCGACCGCGGCGCCAACGCCGCCAACCTTGACGGTGATATTTACACCCTCTCCGGCTTCACCGACGAAATAGAACGTTGTCGTTCCTTTTGATACGTCGAAGGATGTATCCTCTGTGCCGGTGACGCCGCCGATATCGCACCGGAGCGTCCATTTCTCCGGCGGGTAATAGGTCCCGTAGCTGCCGTTTGCGCTCGTCAGCTCTGCTTTAATCACAAACTGTCTGCCGTTCAGTCGTGCGATATGAAGCGTTCCGGAAAGGCTCCAATGGTTCGCTCTTCCATAAACGCTTTTTTCCTGCTCCCAAGCGCTGCCGCTTGGAAGCTCCGGCGCTGTCTGTGACCATGCCATTCAGCTCACCTCACTCCGAATACATGAGATAGATATCCCCGTCGCTGCCGAGCTCGGCGCCCGGCTCTATCGTTCCGGCGTAAACGTGCCGCACCTGATCGGCGGAAAGGCCAAATTTTGTGTAGGGGATGTCGTCGGCGAGCTGGCCCGCGCCGACCGTCTTGTCCGCGATCTTCTCCGCCGTAACGACCTTGCCGCCGAGATTCGCTGTGCCTACCGCGCCGTTGGCGTTGGACAGCGCTCCAAGATTCGCCCGCGCCGTTGCTGCGTCTGCGGCTCCCGTGCCGCCGGAATCGACGGGCAGCGCGGTGGTCTTAAAGGCCGCTCGGATTTTTGACACGATGTTAGACCAAGGGGTTTTCCGATTCAGCGATACGGAAACATCATAGAACGGGAAATAGTCCCCGTCCGCAAGCGTCGCTTCTGAGGCAAGATCTTTTGTCGCCGCCTGTTTCGCTTCAATCGCATCGGGGATCGTAGTTTCATCGTCTGCGCTAACGGGGATATCGTCGCCGGTTAACGTCACATTGCCAGAGGCGTCCGGCGATTTCGTGTTCACTGTCACGACAGAGCCGGAGCCGTTCATTCCGTTATAAACGGAGAATGTGGTAAACTCCCCATTGTCGAACGTGATTTTGTATGTGTCCGTTGTTCCGGCGGCGTGTGTGCCGCTTTGCAGCGTGATGGACGCTATACCGTTGCCGTTCTTTACGTTGAACGTGGAGGTTGTCCCGTCCGTAAGCGTCACGGTGTAGGTATCCGTCAAGCCGTTCGTTCCCGTCTTTGCAATGCTCTTAATGGATGAACCGTTTGTCACGGTAAAGTTGGTGCTTGTGTTGTCCGAGAACGAGATTTTGTAAGTGTCCACAAGGCCGGACGTGCTGATTTTGGTTACGCTGGTGATTGCCCGCCCGTCCGTTCCCTTGTCGCCCTTTGCGCCGGTCGCGCCACGTACCGAAGTAGTTGTTACCTCCGTATCGTCCGCCATCGTGAACGTAAGGGTATAATCATCGTTAAGAGTGATGCTCTTAATGCCGCCGTGTCCGTCAAGCGCCGTCGCAAGATCGTTGATAAGCACTTGTCCGGTCAGAGACTTAGCCTGTCCTGCCTGTTCCATAACAAACAGGTCTGTCGTTGTTACGGTTGATGCTCTCGGAAGCTCGCCTACTGTTTTGTCCGCCAAGGATTAGCCCTCCTTCGTTTCCGCCGCCATCAATTTTTCAATAAGCAGCTTAATGTAAACGAGCTTCTCGAAATTCTCCCATCCATCGACGCGGAGAGTGCCGAGAAGCTCCTTAATTTTATTAAGTTCTTCCATGCTTAAACCTCGCTAGCATACTTCTGCCGCAGCGCCGCACGCTGTCCGCCGGTTTCGTTGACGAGATATTCAAACTTGGTATAGTGCTCGAACACCGTCTCTTCTCCGTTGGCGGCAACATAGCGTATTTTCTCCGTTTTCTTCTCATCTCCGAAAATCGCCGCCGCTTCCACGAAGGAAAGGCCGGTTAGCGTGACATACAGCACGCCAACCGTAGCAATGCCGCAGAACGCGCAAGGGTATTCACTTCCGTCCAGAAAAATAATTTTGTCCACTTTTCCTCCTTAAATGAGCCGCAATCCTTTAATCTGGTGTGTTACACCGTTAACAGTAAAAGTATAAGAGCTATCAACTACCGTTTTTCCATAAAGGCGAAAAGCCTTGTTGGTAGAAAAGGATCCCGCAGAGGCGTTCATCGTCGCCGCTGTTGCGGCACCGGAAAAAACGTCCCCGGCAAAATACCCGTTAGCAATTCCACCGTTTAAGTATCCATTGGTATTCGCCGTCGTAATTGTTCCGGCCCCTATCTGGCTACCTTGAATCGTTCCGGCGTCGCCGCCTGTTTGTATCCTGTTCGCATAAACATTTCCGGTGAACGTTCCGTCCGTTGCATACAGTTTCCCGTAGCTGTTTACGCGGAATTTACCGCCGCCGAGAGCGATGCCGTCCGTGCCGATGTACACGCCGTCAACCGTTCCGTACAGCTCCGACAGTTTGTTATAGATTGCGTTCTGCGTAATGGTAAATCCGCTGTCTTTGCTGCCGATGAAGCCGGACGTTGCCGTTATCTTGCCGGTAATGTCTACACCGTTTTTCGTAGCCCTGAACACTTCTTGCCCGGAGCTTTCCAGAACGAATCCGCCCGCCGTCAGCGACCAACCAAAGGAAGAAGAATCGCCGCCGGTCTGCGTCACTCTCGCGGCGATCTCCTGCGCGTGCAGTTCCAAAGCCGCCCGCATTTCCGCTTCGCTCGCTTCTCTGGCCGTGACCTCTGCTTGAATGCTCGCGGCATTAACTCTAAGGCTTGCCCGCGTCTCGGCAAACTGCCGTTTGGTTTTCCGGTCAGTCGGTGATTTGTAAGGGTACTCATGGTCAACCGCGTTCTCCTGCGGTGCGGCGATACGCGCCGCCATAAGCGTGGAGAAATTCGTTTCGTTGACGTAAATACCGGAGAAAGCGCCGTTGATGGTAACGCCGTCGCCTAACTCTGCCGCAGGATCAAGCTTCGCCCATTCCGTGTCATACGGACGATAGACAAACTCCCCGATGCTCTCTAAGATGTCGTTCGCCATCTGTTGAGAACCCCACGGGCAGTCAAGCTCTAAGACATTATCCCCGCTCCCGGCCTCATAGCAGGAATCGTCGTCAACGTTGATGCGGACTTTGGTATATTTGGGCAGTTCCGGCGTTGAAGTGTATCCCTTTGCGCTCCTCCCAATAAAAACCGATTCAGACAAGGATCCTGTCACCTCCGAACGTGAGGACATACCCGGCAGTATCCACGAGATAGTGTGTCTCGATGCCGATCTCATTCAGCCGGACAAGACGGAGCTTCCCATCGTCCGACATGATGAAATTTCCCGCGTACATTGCCGCGATGTATCCGAGGATTTCCCTCATAGCGTATCCGCCGGGATACTGAACAAGATACCCACGCTGCATGATGTCAAACGTGCGTGTATCGACCTCCACGCCCATATGTCCGGCAATAAGGCTTACAACTTCAATGTCCGTTTTGGGCCATTCGCCGATGTCCCCATTCACAGGAAAATCGTTCTCGGCCTTTAACATCGCGTCGTATCCGTGGAATACGATCTCGTCCGTGCTCTCCCCGTCGGAGCGCGTATCGATATAAAACACGCCCTTTGGTATCCATTCGCTTTCCTTCGTGTCGTTCACGGCACGGATAAACGGCTTGATGGAGGACATTCTCTTGATCGTCGCCGTCGGCTTTACCATCGTGACATCGATTTCCGCGGCTACACAGCACCCGACCATCGGCTTGTCGTCCGTGAAAAGGTGCTGCGTGGTCTTGATCTCTTTGAGCATGTTCCCGCCATAGCCGCCGGAATCGGAATCGTAGTAAATCCTCATCCCGCCGAACGTGATATAGTCTGCGTGCTCGTCGATCAAATAAAACTCGTCGCCGATGACGAGCTTGGTTTCGAACCAATGCGTACCGGCGACGATTTCCTTGTATGTTGCGCTTGTGTTCTGCATGGCTATCTCTCCACAAGGGCGAGCGCATCAATGTTCCAGCGTTCTTTCCCATCACCGAAAGATGTATCGACCGTAGCCTTGCCTGTGCTGTTGTACATCATTGTAACTTGCGTACCAGTTAACCATGGGTTTGTGTAAGTTACCTCGACGTACTCCGGCAAGAGAGCAGGGAGAACGATTTCAGCGTCCTTGGTGTACAAAGGCTTGAACGTCGCATCAATGCGGAACTTTGTTGCGATCCGCGCCCGGTGCATCGTGTAATCCATCGTGCGCCCTGCGTCCGAGCTGTCGCCGTCCTCTCTGGTCACGGTGTACCCGCCGCCGTCAAGATACGGAAGCATATCAACGCCGTTGACGATCAGTTTCATTTGCCGCGCCCCCTGTTCCGTTCCTCGGTGTAGGTGTACATGATCTCCCCGACCTTGCGCTTATCAAGGTAAACGTCGCTCGGTTTGATTTGTTCGTTGCCACGCGCAGTTAAACGGTCGAGAAGTGCGTCCAGCTTACTTTCCAATTCTGGGGATATACCATACCCATACCCGGAGGAAAACGCATTAGGCGGCACTACACCGCCCATAGCAACGGCGGGCATTTTCATGCTCAAACCGGCGAACTTATCCGTCATACGGTCGACGATGCCGTCCGCGACCATCGACACCCACTGTGTGTTTCTCTCAAGCGGAATGACGGCCTCCGAGCCATTTTCACCGGCAATAAACGGGGTGCCCTTTTTGACGATGCCGCCCTTGGCGAGGCGCGGAATAGATACAGAGCTTGCACGCCAGTTTATACCGCCGCCGCCGAAGAATTGCAAAACGCTGCTGAACGCCCCGACGAGGTTATTGAACATCGTAATAACGCCGTTAACAAACGCTTCCACAGTGCCAAGGATGCTGTTGATAAGTGAAGCGCCCCAGCGTTTGATTTCAAGCCATACGTCGATCCACGCGCTCTTGATCTTGTCAAGCGCCGCCGACCAATCGCCGGTGGCGAAACCGTATACAACAGCGGCCAGCGTTTCAAAGATCGCCTTTATAAGTGACAATGCCGTGCGAATAGCGCCGACGATATTGTTAAAAGAATACTGAACGACGCCGTAAAGCAGAATGAATACTTGCGAAAGGACGTTGCCCTTTTCGGAAAGCGTTTTCAACGCATTGTCGAACCACCCATTGACGATGCCGCTGATCTTGTCGAAAAACGCGGTTATGTCGTCCCACCACCCGGACAGGAATGAACCGAGAGCAAGGAACGCTCCGATTGCAAGCGGTATCCATGATCCGGTGAGAAGGGCAAGACCGATACCGATTTTGAGAAACCCGGTTGACATCTCCACGCACATGTCTTTCGTAAGGCTTCCGGTATTTATGAAATTTTTAAAAGCAGCAATCAAATCCAGAGTGCCGAAAAGAATCAGCGCAATACTCGCAGCAGTTTTTCCGAAAGCAAGACCAATCACAAGAGCCGTGATTCCCTCCAACAGGTTTTTGATAAGTCCGAGGTTGTTCTTGATCTTATCGCTGATCGCTACATCTTCGTACTTGATTCCGCTGCCGGAACCGCCACCGCCGCCGCCGGAGGACGAATCCTGCGCAATTGTCAGCGTATCAATGCCCATGAGCTGCTTTTTCATTTCCTTTGCAGCGCCAGCGCCGGAGGATAGATTGTCGCTCAACTTTCCCGTGTTGGTTATGGCCCGCTTGAATGTGCTTTTCCCACTAAGAGCCGCAAAGAACGCCGCGATAGCGTCTACAGCCTTTGTGATCCAGCCGATGAGCGTCTGCAATACCGGGATGACAGCAGTAAGAATTGGGGCGAACGCCGCACCCCATGACGCCTTTAGCCCTTGCAAAGACGCTTTCAGTTCGTTAATGCTTTTCTGCGTCTCCGGGTCATTCTCGGCATAAGCCTTAACCGCTTCAATGGTGTATTGCTTGAGCTTTCGGAAAAGGACGAACAGCGAGAGGATGCCGATGCCGTATTTGAGCAGATTCTTTATTCCGCTCTTAATGGACTGCTGCGCACCTTCCATCGCTGCCTTGAGGTCAGCACCTTTAGACGCATCGGTGATTGTCTGCGTCAGCTCCCCGGCTCTTTTTTTCTGTTCTTCCAGCTCCGCTGTCTGCTGTTTCAGCTTGTCAACGATTTTCGCGTCCTGCGCTTCAAGCCGCTGTGCGGCTTTCTCTTTCGCCGCGAGAATCTTTTCCTGCTCGGAAAGCTGCGCTTTGATTTCCGCCTGCCGCTGGGTCTCTTCGATCCATGTCTGCGGATCAGCATTGGCGTTAATTGCGGTTTTTGCCTCGCTCTCGGCCAATGAGGATTTCAGCTTTTCGACCTTATCATAAGCCTGCGCCGCCTCATCCTGCGCCTGTTTGAGCTGTTCAACGATGGGTGCGCGTTTCGCCTCGCCGCTCTCCATGTTCTTTTTGAGCCTGTCCATGTCGCGTTGGAGTTTGTCCAATTCTTTGGCGGCTTGCCCGGCGTCGATTTCTACCGGGAATCTAAGTTCTGTCGCCATCGCATCACGTCCATTTCTTCAACATTTCTTCGTCCTCTGCTGTGTACTTCGTCGGTAGTGTTACAAGCTCACGATTCTGCCGCAGCCATTCCCGCTCGTATTTTTCGAGCTTTTTACCTTTGGCAAGTTTCGAGCGCAGCGACACGATCTGCGAGAACGCACAGTCTCCGCCGATCTCCATGTACGCGCCCATGAATGTCCACCAGTGGAGATATTCGACAGAGCGGCATTCGTAGCCGAGCACACGGTTGACCGGCGCGACGATATACGGGAAGTCCTTTTCCCAATCCACAAGGCGGGCGGATTTCTTCCCGTGCGGCTGTCCGAGGTCGATGAACCAGAAGCTCTTCTCCAATGCTTCCGAATAGTCCGTCAGTGTTTCCCAATCGGGGAAAATCGTCTGTATTGTCGCCTCCGCCTTGTCCGTATCGGAAAAATCAGGGTCATTCAAGACCTCTATGAGATCGAGAATAACCCTGTAGTCAGAGCGTATAGCATGGTCTGCACCGCCGACGGAAAGCGACACCGGCAGGGAGTAGATCATTTCTTGAATTTTGCGAGATACTTTTGCAGCTTCGGATTCGTCTTTTTCTTTTCCGCCGTAAAGGTATCGTTCATGTTGTCGATGAGGCAGAGCATCAGGTTGCACCACACGGGCAGACCGTCCGCCATCGCGTAGGTGTTCATCGTGCCATACAGGGGAGTGCAAACGTCAAAGCCGAAAAGACCGTTGATAAGCTCTCGCATCTCCCCGTCCATCGCACGGGCGGCAGCAAAGATTTTCTTCGCGTCGTTCTCCCCGGCGAGCATCGCCTGGTATTTGTCCTGCTGCTTGTCCATCGCGTCAAACGCATTAAAAACGCGCTCGATAAAGTCAATGTCGGTGAGGTTGAGCAACACCGTCACCTTTCCGTTGATGGAGATTTCCTGCACTCCGGTATCATGTCTAAGTTCAAGCATTGCTTAACCTCCAAAAATTCAGGTCTCCGGCGTAAACTCGATAGCGCCGCTAGTGCCCTTCGTGGCAGTGCCCTTCGTGCGCGTGCCGCCGTAGGTTACGTTGATGGGCATACCGACGCTGCCGCCGCCCTCGCCACCGAGACCAGTGACCTCGACCATGCACGCCTCGTAGCGCTCGGCAAATCCAGCGTAAGTGTGGACGATGAGCATGTCCATAGCCGCAAGCGCCATCGCGTCCTGATCGACAACGGCGAGCTTCCAGATCTTCTGCTGCGCCGCGTCGCCGCTGTCAAGCTCGCACGGCTCGAAAGACTGCGTAATGACAGGCTTCTTCATCGTGCCGTAGGTGTCGCCGAGAATGTCTTTCTTGCTCTCGGTAGACCAGTCGTATTCCTCGGAGCTGTCCTCCACGCGCTTGCCGATCACCGACCAAACAGGAGCGGAACTCGTGCCGGTGTTCAGATAAGCGAGAAGCAGCTCACGCGCCACAGTCTGACCAGCAGTAGTGGTAAACGTGTATTCAGCCATTCGTTATATCACCTCGTAAATTAAAGTTAAGAGGATCTGGTGATCCTCTACGTCTCCTTCGTATCTGGCGAAAAGAGCCGCCGCCGTGTCGCGTTTGACTTTGCGCACGCGGATACCGTCCGCAATCGTCAGTCTATCCGCGTTCGCCTCCGCCCATGCGCCGTATGCATCCAGCACCTCGTCCGCGCTCATTCTCTCGTCGGCGTTCTTCGCCGGGACGCGATAAATAAGTTTGTACTGATACTGCGCTTGATACGAGCCGTCGATAAACTGCTTGGTTTTGTACGCCGCCTGAATGGTAGATATACATAAACCGCTTTTCTCGCCCAACCATTCAAAGTCGAGCTTGGAAAGCGGCTTATCCGGGTACGTATTCAGCCATTGCCGCACGGCGCGGCTCACGTCTGCATTTTCTTCCGCAGACACCAAGGTTTTAGGTTCCCGTTCATCCAAGGGACGAAATCACCGCCTTTTCTGCGACACGCGCCCACTTGTCGCCGTTTTTCTTGTAGGATGCGTCCATCCAATGGGATTGAGCTTGCGGGTGCATGTCCGTCGTAAAAACAAGGTCTTTCGCCGTCGGAGTAAGCGTTGCGCCCTTGTGCCAGCGCAGCCCTACATCCGGAATGTTCATTGGGCCTTTCCCAGTGGCGGCGTCAACCATGACCTTGCCCTCATACAGATAGCGGGCTTGATCGCCGGTATAGACGATCTCGTTTCCATCCGTCCGCGCCATGTTTGAAAAAACGACCGTCAGCGCAGGGACAAAGGGAATCGTGTCTTTCAGCGCTTGCGTTGCAACAACGATCTCCGCCGCTTTACAGGCAGATTTGAAGTTTTCCCCGCTCACGGTCTTGATCTTTAGCGTGATCCTCATTTGCCACCGACCTGCCAATGCATCATATCGCCGCCGAAATCACGGACATCAACTGTGCTCACGTCAAAGGCGTAGTCATAGTTCTCTTGCAGCTGCACAAGGCTCATCATTTCAGAGACCTCGCCTTTGACAAAGTAGGTGGACGTGGAATTGCTATGCCCGCCGCTGTCCAGTGTCCACAATCCCTGTTGATTCTCCGCCGCATAGAACGCCTTTGGCTCGACATACGTTTTCTTATCCCCGGTCGTACTGACCGCATCAACGGAAAAGGGGATATAGAGAGTGGCGGCATCAGCGTCGGAAAGCCCCGTCTTTGCAACGTTCGTTCCCTTGGACACATCCAGCAGCACACCCCGAAGAATGGTAATGCTGCTGTGCATTTTTAGATTGTCATCCTCGTAGGAGTTAAAGACAGTCACAGTATGTGGGAACACAGCGCTGCCCTCCTCTGTACAAAAGCCCCGTCCACGCCAGATAGTCCATGGCGATATTTTCCAGCGTTTTCCGGGCGGCTTCCGCCGTCTCCGTTCCGCTCGCGTACGTTTTGCTCCACGCGCCTACAGTCTGGCTCTTGACCTCGCCGCCGCTCATGCTCTGCGCTTTGGCGTTTTCAATAATTTGATACTGTTCGGCCAGCGCACAGCAGCACATTGCAAGCGCGTTGTCCGTATTCGGGTAATCCTTTGCCTTGCCCATGGTATAGTAATTGATAAAGGCGTCTGCCCGCGTTGCTGCGCGGGCAAACTCCTGTTCCGTCAGGGCGCTGCCGAGATATGTTTCGGTGTAAAACGTGTATGTTGCGTACATCTGCGCCCCTCCGGTTTATCAGCCCACGGTAACGGCGGCAGTACCGGACTTCGTGCCGTCCTGCTTGGAAGTCGCGGTAACGGTCAGCGCAGTATTCGTCTCGTTGGAGGCGATAGTCAGCGTGCCGTTCTCGTCGATTTTCGTTCCAGCCTTAACAGCAGCCGTGCCGGAAACGCTCCACAGCACGCCGTTAGACACCGCACCCTCGCCGGTCACAGCAGCGGCAAACGCCTTGCTCGCGCCCTTAGCAACGGTAGCAGTGGCCGGGGTTACGGTAACGGTGTTGACCGTACCGGCGGGAACGTACACCGCGAACGGGCAGTACTTCGACAGGGTATCGTTGTACGCAGTCTTCGGGTTCGGGATTTCCCAACCAAGACGCATCACCGCACGCAGCGCGACCATGTCATTCTGCATGAGGTTGTAAACGATGGAGTTGTCGGAAGGATCCTGCACAACGCCCTGATCGAAAATCTTGAACGTGATATCCTGACGGATGGAGTACACCAGCTCCGACCAGTCACCGGCAAACATAAGCGCCTTGGCAGTGTCAAAAGCGCCGTTGCGCGGGAAGTACATAGGAGAGCCGTCCAGCGCGTAAGGCGTCGCGCCCTGCATATCGGTTTTGAAGATGGGGTTGCCGTTCAGGTCTTTCAGACCGCGCAGCTTCGCGCGCATCTGGATAGCGGACATAATGCCGTTGACGAGATAGCCGCTTTCCTCGACCTTGGCGATCACGCCGCCCTCGGCGAGAAGGTCATCATAGATGTACGGCGTCGCCGCCACGACGGAACCGGCCTTCGTGCAAGTCTCAAGGACGCTATCGCGCCAAGAGGTGGGCTTGTTCGTGCCAAACAGGATAGCACCGTCAATGACCTTGCCAAATGCCTCGACAAGGCGCGGGCGAACCTCGCCCCAGATGTCATAGTCGGCGTCGTCAAGCACCGCCTCCGGAATGGGGACGATAACGGCGATCTCTTCGGCATAGATTTTCTTCTTGTCCCACTTCATCTTCGTGGTCTGCTTCATGCCGGTGTCGCCGTTCACGAAGTAAGCGGTCGGGAGCATGTCCAGAACGTTCATCGTCTGGGTCTTGCTGGTCATGTTGGGGAGGCGGCGTCCCATCTGGAGGACGGCGCTACCCTCGGTCACGCCCTGGATGATCTCACGGGTGACAGGTTCCGGAATAAGCCCGGAAAGGTCAGTTCTGTTTACAATGTTAGTAGCCATGTTTTACCTCACAAATTACTTAAATTTGCCCCGAATCAGGGCATTCATAGCGTTGTTCGTGCCGGTGGCACTATTGCCGCTGTTCCCGACGTGCGCGGACATATCCACACGCACGGAAGCGGGTTTTCGGTCTTTCAGAAACTCGTCGGCTGCCTTTTCAAAGCTCACCGTGTCCGTCACTTTCTGCCCGATCTTAAAGCAGTAAAATTCCAGCTCATCAGCCGAAACGCCCTTTGCGGTCAGATACTTTTCCCGCTCAAACTGCGTTACCTTCGCTTCGGCGGCAAGCCGCGCCGCCTTTTCGGTGTCGCGCTCTTTCTCGATTCCCTTGAGCTTGTCCGCTTCGCTCTGCTGATTGGCTTTCCAAGCCTTATAAGCGTTCATTTCTTCCTCGGTGGGCATTCCTTTGGTTGCCCGCGCGAGACGCTTTGCAACGATATTGTCTACCTCGGCTTGTGTAAAAGTAGCCTCGTTCCCGCCCTCGGCGGTGTTGGGATTGGTATTCGGTTCTGCCATGATGATTCCTCCGTTTTCCGCCCGTCGGCGTATTTCGTTTATGCCCGTCGGCAAACAAAAAAGGAACGGGTGTAAAACTCGTTCCTTGAATGTTTTAAATTTCGGCTCGTGCGGGCGTTCCCTCCCGCGTCAACCGCGCCGGGCCAAACGCCCGGTGCCACAGCAGGCGAACCCGCCGTGCGATCTTGCACGATTTAATGACGCCTTAGTTGGCAGCGCGAGTTGGGATTGAACCAACATCGACAGGATCAAAGCCTGTTGTGTTACCTTTGCACCATCGCGCTATAAATGCATGGCCGCTGTTGAGCAGTAGCGACGCGGTTTTTGTATCCCCCTCCGCAGGGGCAAGACAGGGGGAAAGGAAGGAAGCCCTGCCAAAGCAAGACCGTTATTTCTGTACCCGCCACAAGGTCAGGCGGCGCTCTCTGTTATGCTTTTGAAAAATAGGCATAGAAAAAGCACCGTGTGTTTACACGATGCTTTTGAACATATCAAATTCTTCGTAAGTCAGTTCCGTGAATTCTTTCCCTGTCTCTCTGCAATATTCTCGAATCCGCTTGAAATTATAGCCCGGCGAGCTGTCGGGAAACGGATCAGTCAGAGCGCCGTAATTGTCAAGAGGATTCTCCGCCATAGTATCTGTCATATAGTTTTTTCGCGCTCCTTTCTTCGATGGCCATAATTCTAAGTCTTGGGTTAATGAGCGTTGCGCCGAGCGATTCTTGATAATGCTTAATCAAATCCGACTTGGCAGTAAAGTATACATATCCGTCAAAACCTTGTTTGAAGCTCTCCCGAACAGCCTCTGCAAACAAATGGCCGCCTACACCAGAATACTCCTTACTTAGAAATGCAGGGTTGTGCGGGTTGTTAAACGGAGCAGCTTCGACTATATCAATCTTTACGGCATAATTGTTTGGATCCGGCTTTAAGGCAATTAAACCCTGTATGCGGTTATCTCCATTCGCTTTAATTCCGCGAATTGTATACCCGTTCTTACGCGGAATCGTCCAGTCAAACTCCCAGTCCTTAAAATCGCGTTTTGTTGGAATAACCTCAACGACGGTGGTGTTGACAAATTGTCCGTCATTCATTCTTTTAAGGCAAGGTGTAAGCTCGTCAACCTCGATTTTAATTATACCATTTTCAGGCTGTTTTGCAATATTTTTTGCAGCTTTCTGCGCTTCCCGTGCTTCTTTCGGCCCGAACTCCGCGATGTTCCCACGCTCGTATTGTGGCCGCAGTCCTGCCGCCTTACTGAAAGCCTCGTATTCCTCGTTTAGACGACGATACCGTACAGACTTGGTCGTATACTCCTCATCGTCTCCGCGTCCTTTAGCAGCTATTAGCTCACGTTTAACTTTACGCAGCGATGCTTCAACCTGCCTCTGCTTTTGTGTCGCTTCGTAAAAGGTGTATTGCTTGCCCTCAAACTCAAAAGGCGGCGGGTCGATGTTCTCCAATTCCTCATCGGTGTATGTCCGCTCGGAAACACCCTCGATCCAGATATGGTACATATGGCGGCAGTTTGCGCCGCACAAGCCGTCCACCTCGTCAAGGCCGCAGACCTCATAGATGGACGGGTAAATATCGCCGGTACGTACGGAATAAACGCGCCCCTGCCATTTCTTGTGGCTCGCCCATGGCGTTTTGCCCTCTCCGTCACGCGCTCCGCGGTGCGCCGTAACCTCCCTGTATGGCGTGTCAAGCAACGTCGCCGTCTGCTCGGTGTACTGCCGGGAAAGCTGGGTAACGCCAGTCATAACGGCTCTGCGGGCAGCAACGTCAACGCGGTTATGCCAGCCGGATTCATAGTCAACGTACTGCAAGCCGCTGTCCGTCAGCATCTTCGTTGCGTCACGGATCGCCACGTTATAGCTCTGCCCGCTCTCAACGCGCATCAAGGCATCGTCAAGCACGCGCTGGTACATACGGCCTATATCATCGACCTTTACCGTGCCGTCCGGCGCTCGGTACGCAAAGCCCATGCTTCGGGTAATGTTCGTCAGCTCTCCGAGCGTCTGCATCTCAATGGCGTTGATTTCCTGCATGAACAGGTCGGCATTGAAGTTGTTTTCACCGAGAATGAGGTTGTCGTCGATCAGCGTATCAAAATACTGCTGATTGCGTTGAACGGCCTTGTTCCATACGGTGTCAAACTCGCTCTGTGTGAGCTTTAGGGTCTTTCGGATATACTCGTTGATTTTTTTGTAATCGTATCCCCTCCGCTGCAAAGACCGTATATGCTCTATCGCCGTCTCCGTCATTTCCCCGGTCATGGCAACACGGGAGCATATGTCCTCAAGGATTTGCTCTTCTAAGCGCTGATATAGCCGCATAAGCGGCAGGGGCAGGGAGTACATGAACTCCGGCGTGATCGGGTATTTCATTCATTTTCGCCCGATATAAGGCTCTCCATCTTCGGCAGGGCGGCTTTTGCCGTCGCCTCGTCCTCGTTCATATAACGCATTCTGAACTCATACGGCTGCATGATCCCCATCTTCACCATACGCGCATCTCGGTTAAACTCCGATTCCTTGTCCTCAATGATGGAATCGTCGAAATCAACCGTGATCTCAACGTCCTCATTCAGCCCGGCATTCATATAAGCATTGCCCATTCGGAGCAGGACGCGGCACAGCTCAATGAGAGCGCTTTCAAGGATGATCTCGTGCTTTTTGATAGTGCGGAACATCTCGGAGTTTTCGCTTATAATCTGCGTCGCTGTGGAGACGTTGCCGTTGTCGTATTTGTAATGGTTCTCGCCAAAGCCGCACTTGCTCGACAGAAGATTTAGCATGTCCTGAATGCCGGCGTTGTGTTCCGCCGTGCGGAGGTTCATGTTGATCTCTTTGATGATATCGCCGTCCTTCCCGTCGGCGGGAAGAACATAAAAAACAACGTCGCTCGTATCGAATAGCGGCTCGCCCGTGTGGAAATTCTTTGTAGCCTGCGGTTTGAGCATGACGCGCTTCTTGCCAAGCTGAAACTCATTCACATAGCTGTCGTATGTCAGGTCAACGCCCTTTAGTTGATCTATTGCGTTCGCAAACACCGAAATGCCCATCGGCAGGGTTGCATCAACGTTGTTGACGATGTTCAGCCGGTCAATGACGAACATACGCTGCGTAAACGGCGTATGCACGACCGGAGCTACATTTTCAAACCCCGGAACATCGGCAAGGTTCACCTCCGACAGGCTCCCCTTTGTGTCACGATACAAAAGGTTTTCGATGTCGTATGTCCCCTTTTCCGTTCGCTTATGTATGCAGATGTAAAGGTAAGAATCTTTCTTTATTGCCTTGTGCGATCCGAACGCGCATTCGGTTACGATGCCGTTCTCCCATGTAAGGGGAAGGATAAGGTCAGCCGGTACATAATCGATGCGGATTTCCCCGCCGCTGCCGTTCACCTTGCCCGTCTGCTCATCGACAGACGCATTAACGACCGTCGGAACATACGCGACAGTGCCGCGAGCTGCCTTGATCTCCTGCATCTCGTTCGATTTGACGGTGAAGTTGTTCCGCTCAAAAACGGAATCGATGAAGTCCTGCTCTGGCTTCCCCTCAAGCGTTATCTTGCACTTTTCGTTCAGCAAAAGGTTCGCCCAGTCCTCGCAGACCTTTTTCGCCATGCCGAGAGAGTACAGGCGGCACGGGACGTTCTTCATGCCGTTCCAGATGCGGTACTGGTGGAACTGTTCCACGTAACCGTCGTACCAGCTCTTCCAATTCTCTATGTAGGTGTAAAACTCTTCCGGCACGGTGGTATATCCACGTGCCCGTAAAACCTCGTAAATGTTCATTTATGCCTTCACTCCGTACAATCTGAATACAGGCTCCATCCCATACCGGATAGCGTCTATTGCATGGTTGTTCTTGTCTGGGTATCCGCTGATAATCTCGCCGTCTTTGTTCCGTTCGTACTCATAGCCGACGATCTCTTTGTATGCGTTCGGCGTCCTGCGTTTGTCAATAACGATCTTTCGACGCTGTAGCCATTTCATACCATACTCGACGCTTCCCGGGCCTTTTATGGCGTTTCTTGCGTCAAGCCCGCTTGCCCGCAAGTCCGCGATGCTTTTGGGCTCCGCACTGTCGCATGTAATCGGGAAATCGTTGTAATGGCGCTCACGGATCCATGCAGCATTATCTTCGTTGCTCGTCTTATTGACGTAATGCTCATCGATCAGATACAGCGTTTCTCTGGCAACGTCATAGTAGATGCGGATAAAGCAAAACGGATCAGGATACCAGCCAAAGTCGATGCCTTGATAAATCCTGTCAAAACGCTTTATTTCATCGTCTGTAATTTCCCGCAGCTCCAACCGCTCAAATACATTGCCGCCTGTGCCGACCGGCAGACCAAGGTATTCGTGTTGGTATGCTCTTTCGTCGGTCTGTTTAAGGTATTCAGCTTCGTTTAAGAATTCTTCGCCGAGCCAACTCTTAGGCGCATCAAGGTAGGTGCTTATGTGGCACAGTCGGTTCGGCTTGTCTTCAGCACTGTCAACGTTCGCCCAGTTATCACGGCTGATAGGCGGGTTGTAGCTCTCGAAATTCCAGAACTTGTCCCCGCCGCGCATCGTGGACTGCAATATGGTTCGTATCTCCGCCCTGCCGGAAAACTGATCTTTTTCCTCAAAGTGCGTAACGGCAATGTACCCGAACGGCACCTTGATAGATTTAATCTTCATTGGGTCGTCTGCGCCACGGAACATGATCTTTTGCCCGGTCGGGCGGTAGATAAGCTCCATCGGGCTGACTTTCGCATACCACAGCCCAGCCATGCCAAGCTCAGCAATAGCCCACATGTACTGGTTGAACACGCTATCTCGCAGGGTGTTTGCAACCTTGCGGAGTACCAGCGCATGGGTGTTGGGATTGGCAATTAACAGCTGCGGCACAAGCAGGGATACGGTTGATGACTTCAGGCTGCCTCGGCCTCCGCGAATGTCATAATGCGTATGGCCGTGCCGCATTACGTCTTTAGCCAGATCATAAAATACAGGAGCAAGCATTTCTGACATTTTTATATGTCCCATTCGATGACCGCTCCTCTATCGGTTTCGGGGTCTGGGTAGTCTTTTTGGTTGAGATACTGCTTGCCAAGCCATATTGCCATTGTTGCGTTTTTCTCCGCTAATTTGAATTGGAATCTCCGTATCGATGCTTTCCCGCTATCAAGGCCCCTTTTCTTATACTCCGAGAAAGTTTTGCCGTTGTTCTTGTTATGCAATGTATCTACAGTTGTGCCGATGATGGACGCAATCTCTTCGTCAGTGCACATTAACCCCGCCAACTTTTCAACCATTTGGCAGCCGGAAGTATTCAATATGAGTTTCGGTCGCCCTCCGCCGCTCGGCACTTTGTCAAGATATTTGCTGGCTGATACGTTCACATAGCACCACCTCAGATGAAAGATGAATCTGCTTGGTACTGTTCAACAGAGGCCATAAATCGATTAGGCCCTGTCAATCTGCACGGAATATCGCAGAGCTTCATATCTGTGGGTGCCTGTGCCTTCTTTTCCAGTATGTCCCCATCAAACACACTGCCAATAATTTGAAACGGTTTATGGCAACAGTACATAACCTGTCCGAACTCGTTCACTGCAAGCTGCGTCCAGTTCGCTGTGCATCTGTCCTCATGCACGTCGAGCATATCCCACTTGTAATTGGCGACGACACGGCTGTCTTGCGCTCGCAACGCTTCTATCGTCTTGACCGTGTCTTTGGCAATCGCTTTTGCGTCGTCTGTGGAATAGTGCGTCCCGCAGGTGCTCTCGATTGGACGTATGACGATGTAATCCACATTGAGGTGCTTGTTCGCTTCATAGAACAACGCAACGTCTTCCGGGTGCAATGCAACAAACTGGATACCGACATTTGTCTTTACGTTGTTTTTTTCTTTCCACGTGAGATACTGCTCGATATTGCCAAGGACCTTGCCATAGGCTCTCACGCCTCTTGCCTTCGCGTAACTGTCTTCGTCATATCCGTCAAGGCTGATTTTCAGATAGTCAGGGGAGCAATACCGCAGCTTATTGAAATTCGTATTGATTCCGTAGTGGATCTTCTCGCTTTCAAGCCAGCTTGTAATCCTGTCAAAATCGGGGTTGACCGTAGGCTCCCCGCCGCCCGTGAGGATAATGCCCTGAATGCCAAGCTCAACCAATCGTTCTGCAATTTTTCGGAATTCATAGAATGAAATGTACTTGGCATCCGAATCGAACTCCCACCGTTTGTATGTGCAGTACGGGCAAGCGTTATTGCAGAAGTTCGTCAAGAAAACGTCCGCGGTTATCGGCTTTTTTTCTATGCTCGTTATTCTGTCAAGATGTGCAAGCATCTTGCTGCCTGTAATTCCCATTTAGTTTTAGCCACCTTTTCTGTATGCTTCGTTCAGTATTTTAGGGGCGCAGCAATTCCAACTGATTTTATGATGTATGCGTGGATGTCTTGAGTTTAACGGTGCAACGACAACAGCAGATGGCATACTCATTACTGCATAGAAGGATTTCAGGTAAGTGCCTCCGTTTAGATACGCTTCTGTCATCCCTCCGCGCAGGCTCTGGGTCTGTAGCGGCACAATGTTCGCCTTTGTAAATGTAAACAGCAAATGCCCTCGGCTGCTTAACGTCGTATATGTAACGACGTCCTCATTCATTGTGCCTTTGAAGTCAATCGGTCTGTCAGTACGGCAGAAAAAACTGTTCATTGCCTTTCGTATCAGACCTTCGCCAAACCGTTTCCCATCCGCCCCGCCGATAAAGTCGCCTCCTTGCGCGAGGGCAACAGTATCGGCGTCAGACGCGATCAGGAATTCAACCATCGAATCGAACAGCTTGTCGAGATCTTTGACCGTCTTTCCTTTTAACTTGCCGTCCCGAATCCATCGGTACTGGATGTCTACATAGTCATCGTCCAGCTGCAAAAAGTATCTCAGTCCAAGATTTCTGGCTACCGTCCATGAATAGTTGCGAGCGTAGACTATAGCTTTACGGTTGCCAAAGTTATCCATGCTGTCTGTTGCGTCGATAGCATTTTGCTTATTGAATGTAATTATCTTGTCGTCGCCGTAAAGCTGTCTGTAACGGTCTATAGTCTCATCTTCGTCGTCAAGCACCAAATAATATCTGCCAGTGTAGCCGCCCCGTCTAAGCGTTTTTACCGTCTTTAGGCAGTCTGCTCGACCGTGCGTTAAAATCAGAACCGCAAAATCTGTCATTTTTTCCACTTCTCGTTCAGAATTTTCGCTCTGAAGTTATTTCTATGAACGCTCCCGTTTGCTAAACTAATTGAACTTGGATGGAGCATAAATGAATAGAAGTTATTCCTGTATGAATCAACATACTGGATGCCGCCGCCGTTCGTTCCTCTTGCAGGAGATTTATTCGCAACATTCATGACTGCGAAGCCAGTGCTGTCAGGGAAAAGAACCGCATTCAGATCTTCGTTGAAAGTTCCCGTCCAGCGAATAGGCTTGTTTATATCGCAGATAATGACTTGCTGAATTTTTTCCGTCACGCCTTTTGAAAAGTTCCCTTTCAGACCGCCTATCATGCCGCCTTCGTTGGCGAAAGATATGACTTTCAAATCTGTCGAAGAATCGAGAAACGCTATCATTTCCGCAAATACAGCAGCGATGTCCGTAATTCTTTTGCGTTTCATTTTTCCTTGGTCAGCATACCGGATCGCAAAGTCTGAAATGTCGTCATCTAAGACGGCATAGAAACGAATGTTATTTTCGGATGCATATCTCTGTACCCAATGCCTTGCGTAAACAGGTGACGCCATGTGGTGGAAATTGTCCATCGTGTCCGTCTGCCTGTACTCTGCTTCTTTATCGAAAACAAGGCAGTCGTCTCCGAACAGCTCCTGATAAGCCGCAAGTTGGTCGTCCATATCATCTACGACAACAAAAAAGCTGTCAAATCCCGCCCTAAGCAAGCTCGAAGCTGTAATGACATTCCCGGCTCTGCCGTGTGACAAAATGAATACAGCAAAATCGTCAATCATTTTCTTCCTCGATGATTTCAGCCAAGCTCTGTGTCAGCTGTACATAGCCGTTCGCAATCGCATTATCGTAATCGATGATGACGAGAGCCGATTTCTCCATAAGTCTTTGAACATCTTCGTCTGCGTGAGCATAGTACTCGGCAATGTTGCGGTAGTTGAACACATTGTGCCTTTGCGCCGCCGTTTTCAGGAACGCCTTGATGTCATCAGGAATGTCGGCTGATTCGATTTCGGCAATCAGTTCTTCTGACTTTTTCGTTGAAACAAGCTCGGAAAGCTGCGGGTTGTCTCCCGTGATTTCGTACTGCGGAATATTTATTTTCGCTGTGTACGGATTTTCTTCTTCGCTTTCTTCGTCATCGCTCGGGAGAAATCCGAAATCGAATCCGTCAAAATCGATTCCGTCCAATTCTTCAGCAAGAAGCGCATCATCCCATTCGGCAAACTCATTCGTTTTGTTGTCCAGAAGCCGGTATTTCCGTTTCTGCTCCTCCGTCAGCCCCTCTTTGATAAGAACATCCGCTTCTTTATAGCCGAGCTTCTTCAACGCTTTGTATCTCGTATGCCCGGCAAGGATTACACCGTCCTCATCCACAATGATAGGCGCAACGTAGGTGCACTGCTTGATGCTCTCCATGACATAAGCCACAGCATCATCATTCTTTCTGGGATTCTTTTCATAAGGGACGATTTCCCTTAACGGCTTTTTGACAAGTTCCATTTCGGTTCCTTCCTTTCCGCCCTTTCCACTTCCAACAAAAAAAGAGCCGGAATCGCTTCCAGCTCTTTCGAGTGTACCCATTATAGCACTTGATTTTGGCTTTTTAGGCTAATCTTTCACCGTTTATATCTGCCATGTGCAGTCTGTCGGCAGCCGCTTGATTGCGTTTGCAAGGCATGTTGCTTTGATTGTGCAGCGGACTTTTCGCCCGGTGGCATTCTCAACGCCGGTAAACTCCATCCAGTGGAACGACTGCCCGCGGACGCCGGACGGCTTCAAACGCCCATCCGGAAGGAAAACTTCAATGGTCTTGTGCTCCTTGTCATAGCTTCCTGCAACCGTGTCACAGTCAGAAAAATGCTGCTTGTATCGCCGGTACAGCATTGTCTCAACAGTCATTACGCCCTCCCACTTTCTAAAATGTATCCGTTTTTGAGCAGAAACGCTGTATCCTGATCCCAGCAAACCTGTTCGCCGTTATCCTCGTAAGCCTTGAATTCGGTATAGCTTTTCTGCGCTCTTTCTAAGCCGTCCCATTGGAACACGTTTTCAATGACAAAGCCTTTTGAATACTCAGTGCAGGGAAGTAACTGATACCGCCCTGCGGTTTTGGTGCAATAACGAACCTTTGCACACCTTCTGCCGCTCTTGGAAATGTACAGCTTTTCAATAACACCAACCCGGAAAATCCAGCCGTTCCAGCCGGAACGCATCGGTGCAAATTCAAATGCGGGAATCTGTACCAACTGACCGACAAACGGTTTCTTGACTGCCTTCATATTGCTTCCTTTCCGGGCGGTTTAGCCGCCGCCCTTCGGCTGTCGGATTAGGCGTTTTCAATCTCGCTGCACCACTGGCGGACATCCGGCCAGTTGGATGCGGTGACCATCAGGGCGCTGTAAACGCCTTGCAGCATCGCGTTTTCGTACTCCCGCCGGGCGAACTCGTCTTCAAAGGAATCGTCGCAGATCATCATGTAAAGGCGGCGTTCCGTCTCATCGTAAATCGCTTTGACCTGCTCTTTTGTGTATTTCATTTCAATTTCCTTTCTGCCTGTCGGCTTGTTTATTCAGCTTACAGTAGTAGTTATAAACTATTCAGTTTATAATGTCAACTGTTATTTTGAACTTTTTGGATTATTTTTGAAAAGTTTTATTTGACAAGTAAAATCATATAGTTTACAATCAAATTGAAAGGGGTGATCCAATGACCGCTAAGCAATTAGTTGATATGGCGCTGGCTTACGCCGGGATGAGCAAATCAGAGCTTGCCCGCCGCCTAAACTGGTCTCCGCAACTGTTAAGCAAGCGCCTAAATACCGGAAAATTCTCCGTTGAAGAATGGTGCGTTATTGCGAAAGCCATTGGCGCAGAACCGCATATCGGCTTTGTTTTCCCGGACGGGAAAGAAATATAAAGCAAAGGGGTAGTCATTCGACTGCCCCTTTTTTTGTAAGCCCAAAGTTCTCTGCTGTTCTTTCGATGAATTTATTATGCCAGTTCTTAGCGGTTCCGTAGGAAACGAACAGGGCCATAGCTGCCCCATGCAAAGTATGTGTGCGCTTAAAAAAAACCATTTCGATGAGCTTTACGCGATCCGCGCCATTAGGATACCGCATGGTGTCCCGTATGGTCTTTTCGACAGCTAAATACTCTTTCATATCATCGAAAGGCAGCTCGCGCAAGGCTACGCTTTCAGCGGCTCGGTTTACGTCCGTCCCTCGTCCTGTTGCGCCGTATGCAGGAACAACAGACTGCTCCCGTATATTCCGCAAATCCTCACAATGCATCGGGTACGCCCGGATGATCGCTTTCACGAATCCCCACCATTTGTATCTTGGTTTGCTCATTTTGCCTCCGTTCTCGCAACGTTAAACGCTCTGTACGGAATTTTCGATTGTCAGGCACATCTTTTCATGCCTCCCACGAAACGCTTAGCTTTGCCATGCTCACGGATCCGAGGACGGAGTAAACGAGGTTCAGCGCTTCTGTGGTCGTGGTGTTCTCGAAGCAGAGGCTCCCGCTCTTTGGAGTGCCCCCCCTATTCTGTACCGGCGGAGCGTCAGGAGCTTTGACCTCCTCCGGCGGTTCAGCAACTTCCGGCGTGGAATGCACCGGTTCCGGCGGCGCTTCTACATGATCGGCTTTCGGCTCCTCGGAGCAAAAGGCACGGAACCCGCCGTTGTTGGTATTCGCCCATCCTCCACGGTGCGGAAACTTGATGCCGAGCTTCTTAGTCTCCAAGCCTACAGAATTAATAGAAACACCAAACATCGCAGCGAGGTCTTTCTGCATCACGCCGAAGCGTTTTTGTAGGTTCTCTATGTACTCCCGGCGCACATCATCCGGGAGCAGTTTAAATTCTTTCCACCGCATAGGGCGGTTGAGCGCGTAGGTCTTTACTTCGCCGTTCATCGCTTCTCGTTCCTTTCTTGTTAGGTAGTCGGACGGGAAGAGGACTTTCCCGCCCTTACCGGTGTGGGTGCGCTTATTGTGGATGCCCCGCGCCGTTCGCTTCTTCTCTGCGCAGTCAGTAATGAAAACGTACTTTTCATCGTTCACAGTTAAAGCTCTCCATAACGTTCGATTTTATATTTCTCACCATCTATAGTGTATATCGTTAAAGTCTCACATATCACCGGGGGAGACGATACAGGAACGGAAACTGTGACCCCGTATTTTGTCCCGCAATACTCACACACGCTCCCGGTGATCGGAGCTCCACAGTTCAGGCAGTTTGTCAAACCTCCCACCCGAACTCGTCCTTTATAGCGTCTTTGACCATCCAGACGTTGAGATTGCCGCTTCCGACGCTCTCCCGGATGTTCGCCACCTCCGCCGACAGCTTGTTCACGTCCTCCTGCGTAGGATTAAAGCAGGACATCCATGCCCAGACGAAGATCGTCATGGCAATGGACACGGCCTTGTGCATGGAGACGTCTTTCGACTTGCGTTTGGATTTACTGCTCATCGCGTATCTCCTCCACATAGTTCCAGCTCTGCGGCGGGCGCTTAATATCGACCGGTTCTGCGCCAAATCGTGTAAAACGCAATCCGGTCCATTCGCTCAGCCCCCGCGGCTTGTCGTAGATTTTCAGATCGGAGATGTGCCAGCCGAACCCTGGGTTTCCGCCCAAATACGCATTGATCTCCTCCTCTGTTAAGCGCGACTCTTCGAGGAGCCGATCGATTGGAGATTCCCAATCTCCGTTATTCGCAATTCGATATTCCGGTTCTCCGCCACGTCTGGTGAAGCCGACACGCGCCAGCCAGACGGTGCCGTCGCATACAAACTCGCCTATGACCTTGCCGCTTAAAGTAATATTTCCGTGGCGTTCGAGTGCCTTTTGATGGTCTTTGCTTGTCGCAACATATATTTTATTGTTATAATGTGACCTTGTAAGTAGCTCTGACTTCGTGCAGTAAATATAGCACTTGAACGGAGTTTCCAGCTTCGGGCGCGTCTTCCGGATCTCTGTGGTCTTTTCGCCATTTGCGATTAACTCACACCAGCGGGGTCGGATGCTTATCATTACTGCTTTACTCATCGTGTCTCCTTTCTCCGTCGGCGCAATAGAAATCCGCGCGTGTTGCTCTCAGCCCAACTTCGTGCCCGTCAAGGATTGTTGCGTTTTTTGCGCACATATCGCGCCCATTAAAAATTCTATGTTCTTTGCACTCGCGGCAACGTACGACCGGCTCATACCCAAGCTGCACCGCCATTCTCTTAAACTGGCTGCGAGTGGGGCGATCAATATCGATTGTCGGTGCTGCATCGATAAGTTCTTTTACCTGTTCTTTATCAAGCAGCACACAATTTCTGCAATTCTGGAAAGCGTCAACGCTTGTTTCCGGGATAGCGAGTTTGAGATCGTCAGCGTTAATCAAGCGCATGGTCTTTTCCTCCTTCGTATTTGGCGATCAGCATATTGAGATTGCGAAGTCTTCGCCTCGTGATAAGATTATCTTCGTACAGGTTGTCGCGGAGTGAAAGAAGTTCGGAGACGGGGACGGCGGCAACTGTATCCTGCATCCTTATCCAACGTAAGAACTGCCCCATAATGACCGGATTGTATTTGAATGCGGTCTTGACCTGCGATTCTTCGGCTTTTGCATCAATCAGCCTTGCCATTCACTACACCCCCCATTCCACCGCCACACACACCGATGGCATTTGCCGTAGCAGGGTTTATGCATCGCTGTCGCCTCCGTCCATCTTCGCACCGCAGTTGGGGCAGTATCGCATTTTTAGGTTCGTAAAATCCATGGCCTTAACGTCTCCTTGCCCGCATTCGGAGCATTCATAATCGCCGTATTTCTTA